GGGCTTATCCATTGGCTTGCTCCTGCTTTGCAGCTTCCCGCCGCTCCTGCACAACCAGCCAAGCTGGGCGGCCATTGATGGTCGCACCGCGATTCCATGACGGACGCGGCGCGTAGTACTTCTTGCTGTGTCGTTCAAAAGCCATAACTAAACTCCTCTTATGTCCCTATCCTGCTCCTGCATTTTTTCCTTGTCAAACGATTTTTGCAGCATATGCTTCGGACATCATTTTAGCCAATAGGGATGTCATGGAATATAAAAACGCAGAGGAAATGGCTCGCGCCCTGGTAAAGCAATATACCAGTGCAACCTACATTCGCTCGCTGGTTATGGAGCGATTCGGGGAGTGCCCATCAACCAAGCGAATTGCCGCATGGCGCAGTCACTTTATAACTAGCGATCCGACCTACCGGCGCACCAGCCACAATGCGAAGCCGCTGCCAAGCGACTTTGCGGAGATCGCCCCGACCATGACCAAGAGCCAGCTTATGCGGCACTACGGCGTTCTCTGGTCTGGCACCATCGACCGTTGGCTCAGCGAGGCCAATACCTATAGCCGTCGCTGGGTTAACCGCCCCAAGCCGGGCAGGATTAATATGATGGGCCGGGTTAAGCCAGCCCCGGAGTTCAAGAAGCACAAAGACGACTACGAGATCGCCGCAGACATCCTGCGCCGTGAGCGGTTCCCGGTGAACCGATGCAATGAAGACGGATCGTTCAATATCAACGGCAAGTTCTGGCGCGTTGGCCGGACGGTCCTCAATGGAGAACAAATGATGGAGAAAGCAGAGCGTTATGGCCGAGTCTAAGAATTTCGATGCTATGTCCTCGCAGGAACGCGAGCAGATTGCTATGGCTATCCTGTCCGACAGCCTGCTCCGCGCTCTATGGCGCGAACACCCGGCGATCCTGCGTCAGGCTGCTCTAGATGGAAGAAAGGTGGAGAAGGTATGAGTCTCGTTACCCTAGCCCGCATTGAGAAGCTGCTGGCTGAATTGTGCAGCCGCACTGACCGCGAGATCCCCAAGTCCGATGTCGAACATGTCCTGCGCGTGACCCGCGCTCAGATCGAGATGGTCGAGGAGGGGTTGGAGGATTAAGGAAACCGCTCGGCCATGAATGCGTCGATCTGCTCGATGGCGTGTTCATGGCCGTGGCACTCTAGAAAGGTGTGCCCAATGCTATCAAGATAGCGCGCCCAATCGCGCTGCTCTGGCGAAAGCCGACCACCCTTGAGGCGCTTCATTTCAATCCATAGATTGACCTCTGGTACGTAGAGATCCGGCACACCCCTGACCACGCCCTCGACTTTTAGCTTCATCGCCGTGGCCTTGGACCGCCAGCCGCCGTTGGGGATGGCAAAGATCCGCATGGGGCCATACTTGCGGCGGAACCAAGATACGACTTGGCATTGCTCCCAGTGTTCGGACGGTAGCTTGTCGGTCAAAATGGCAGCGCCTGTTCCCACGTTGGACAACTATCTTCTTTCTGGCTAAATTCTAGCGGGATGGCAACCCCGAAGGCCAGACACTGCCCCTCGCCCCCATAGTGATCGCAGTTATAGCAGTAACGCGGTGGCCCCTTGGCCAGCCATGCCTCGTACTCGATCAATCCTTGGGGCTTGGGGTGACGCGGCATATTACCAACTCCTATCTAGAACCCTAAAGAATTTGCCGTCCTTGCGGTACTTTATCATGTGGGGTGGCGTACCACTAGTCAATATGGCCGCAGCTTCGTCCAGATCGTCCAGAATAGCCAGTTCGGCCCGGCTCTTTGTCACCATCTTCTGAAGCGTGGCGAGCGCCTTTTGCCCGGCATAGCCATCGTGCAGAACTGTCAGGTATTCCGTAACCGGGCGGTCGGACAGGGCTTCGCCATAGTAGGTCACGCGGAGCATTTCCTTGCGGCTATCCTTGCCAATATGCTTCGACCAGGCCCAATCCTTGACGAGCATCTCTGAGGCATCCATGCCCATGATGTCGTCGTTATGCAGCGTCAGAACCTTAGCCTCGGCCTCGTCTTCCTTTGGCGGAAAGGCATAGCCACAGGCAGTGCACTCCTTGGCGCTGATGTGTAACAACTCATGACACTCAGGACACGACTTCAGCGGCGCTTCGCCATTACCAGCCTTGCTGGGCGGCTGGACTGCGGTGATCGGCCCATGCTGGCGCACCACCCCGGCAAAGTCGAGAACGAGGCAGTGGTCGGTATGCGACTTCAACCGCATGCCACGCCCCGCCATCTGGACATAAAGGCTCGGCGACATTGTGGGCCGCAGCATGGCTATCAAGTCAATGTCGGGGTAGTCGAACCCGGTCGTTAGAACGTTGGCATTGGTCAGCGCCGTTAGCCGCCCAGCGCGGAAGTCAGTGATGATCCGCTCCCGCTCGGCCTTCGGCGTATCGCCGGTCACGCAATCGGCGGCGATGCCCTTTTGCCGCAGGATCTCGGCAACCGCCCTTGCGTGGTCAACGCCGGTACAAAAGAACAGCCACGCCTTGCGGCCCTCGGCGCGCTCGATCACTTCCTCAATGACTTGAATATTCTGGGCCTCAGTCTTCACCGCAGCGGCCAATTCCGATTCGATGTACTCACCGCCACGCTTGTGAACGCCGGATAGGTCATAGCCGGTAGATGTCGGCTTGGAGCGCAGTCGGGCCAGATACCCGTGATAGACCAGTTCCTCAATCGAGACCGGCTCAATCAGGTCCGAGAAGATGGCTGGCTCGTCAGTGATAAGGCCGTGGCCAAGCCGGTAAGGGGTGGCAGTTAGCCCTATCACCCGCATGTTGGGGTTAATGGCGCGCAACTCCGCCAAAAGGGTGCGATAGCCGCCCTCATCTTTGTGGCTGACTAAATGACACTCATCGATGAGGCACAGGTCGATGTGGCCGATCTGGCGGGCTTTGGAGCGCACCGATTGGATGCCCGCAAACGTGATCGGCTCACCAAGCTGGCGACGGCCCAAGCCAGCAGAATAGATGCCGAGTGGCGCGTTGGGCCAGTGCTGGCGGAGCTTCTGGGCGTTCTGTTCCAGAATTTCTTTGACATGGCTGAGCATCAGGATCCGGGTCTCAGGCCAGTTCTGGATTGCCTCTTTGCATAGGCAGGCAACAACGTGGCTTTTACCGGCTCCGGTAGGGAGAACGAGGCATGGGTGGCCGTCGTTTTTTGAGAGCCAAGCGTACAAATCATCAATTGCCCTTCTCTGGTAACTACGAAGCATTTTTATGAGCCTTTAGATATAGCATTGCCATTCCTAATCTTTCATGGCTTTCTTCAAACAATCCAATTGCTTGATTGCACTTATTGCATAGCAGTGCCCGCACATTCCCACTTTCGTGGCAATGATCGATATGCATGTTGGCGTCGTCAAAACTAATTAGGCAAATTGCACATTGATTTTGCTGCTTTGCAAGCATTTCCTCTACGCAATTCTTTGTTAGGCCGTATAGGTCATAAATCCTTTTCCACTTTGCCCTCTCTTTGCGTTTTGCATTATTAATCGCTTCGCATTCAATGCAGTTTCCAGTTGTTGCACGGCGCACAACATGTCCTTTCGGGCATGGTTTACCGGAATATACCTTTTGACCGTTGGCCAGCGCCAAAATGGCCACCGCGTCCTGCTGTTGATTGCGAAACTTTTGGCCAGCCCGCATTGACCTACCGGCAAGCTCCCGTTTCTCAATAATACAATCAACGCAGTTTGATGAACTTGTGTAGCGCGGCGCAAGATGGCCACGCAAACAGCGCCTACCAGTGAAATATAGCGGCTCATCAAGCTGCCTAGCCCTTTCGCCAGTTTCGGGCAAAAGACTATATTCAGGATGAAACTCGCTTGGTTTAGGGCCCATTTTAACCACTAGCTTTTCCTCTAAAAAGTACCCTATTGCAGCGCATTCGCAGCTAACGACCAATGTCCCGCTACCAACCAGCCGCTTGTTCCTGCCGGTGCGCTGCCTTCGATCCCGCTAGGGTTGTCGGGATTTGAAAGGAGGTTGGTGCGGTAACTCTTACTCTTCGGGCGGGTGGCCCCAATGGAAGCCATCTTCATCCTCGTAGCCAAACGGCGTGATGGCATAGAGATAGGTAAAAATACCAAAGGCGGCGATTGTCGCCAATATAAACCACATCATCCCACTACCTCCGTGTTCGGCCATATGGCCTTGATCTCTTCAACAGCAGCCGTCCCGACTGCGCCCGGATTGGCGACAATCTCCCGGCTCTTGTACCCGTTTGGTCCGTTCAGGATCTTTCGTCCGTCAATGTCCCAGGTTACATGTAACCCATCCTCCGAGCCTTCAAACTGCCACGGCACCAGATCGGGGTGGAGAACGTGGTCGTCACAGCCTTCCCGCTGAAAGTCCTCTGGGATCCCGTCGGCATTATGTCGCTCACACCGCCATGTGGAGTCGGCAAGCGGAGTCGCATGCGCACATGTGCGGCAGTTGGCCAACTTGGTCGGGGCCTTTTCGTGGCAGAAGGCATGTGCCGGGCAGAACTTGCACTGATACCAAGTCGGATCAGTCGAGATCGGCGGCGGCATGCGCTCGGCCAGTGTGATTTTTTTGCCACGCTCAATGGCCTTCTCGGCGACTTCCTTCTTATACTCTACTCGCTCGACATGGAGCCGGTCGTCGTCCTTGGTGCCTCTGGCAGGCCTTTCTGGATGATGCCATCAATGCTGCCAGAGACATGCGCGCCAAAGTCAACCTTGCGCTGGCGTCCATTGAACGTGTCGCGGATGTCAACGCCAATGGCGCGCAGATCGGAAATAATGGTGCGCTCTTCATTGTGTCCGCGACGGAACAGGCGCAGCACACTACCGGGAAACTGCTCCTGAACCGCCCAGCGGAACGATAGCCAGAGCCAACGGTCACAGTGGTGGCCCAGCAGCGAACAGCCTAGATGGCCACGCGGCGGGGACTGCTGCGACTCGTGGTAGGCATCAATGAGGCCTGCCGTCTGGTGCATTGGCTCTGGTATCTGGGCCATGAGTTACTTCTTAGCCCAAGGCGGGGTGGCCGAAGCGGCAGGGGCAGAGGGCGCAGCCGTTGGCAGCGGGGCCGAGCGACCCGAAGCAGCCTTGAAGCCGCCCACCTCGTTCTTGGCTTCGGTATAGCCCGCAGCCTTGTCGCGTTCATTCGGCTGCTTGATCTTGACCTTGATCTGAAGCTCACCGCCAATCAACTGGTCGGTGTTTTCGATCCGGTCCAGACCGATGGCCCGCATCACTTCGCCAAGTTGCTGGCGACCGATCTGCTCGGCTTGGGCGCTCTGGTTGCGAATGTTGATGGCCGTGAACATGACCCGGCCCTGATGCGTCGGACCAAGGATGTTGAAGCGGACATCGATCTTCTCGCCAGTATTGTTCTTCGTCGGCCCCAGCTTGGCCTCGGTGATCTTGGCGGCGTACCAGCCGTCAGGGATCAGGTCATAGGAGTGGTCGGACTGCGGCAGATCGCCAACAGTAAAGGTCTCACCTAGAAATGCCATTTCAATTCTCCGCAGTGTTGATAGTAAACGAAGGGCGACCAGCCTCCGAGGTAATTGCCCCTAACAGGGGCGTTGTGATGGCGGCGTCGGTCGCTTTCCACGCCGTCATGTTGATCTCCGGCTTCCACCGGAACAGGCTGGCCAGATGGTCAGACAGCCCATGCTCAGCCGCAAGTTCTTGCAGCTTATCGCCGTTGACCTTGCGATTGATCCGACCAGTGACCTTGATGACATAGCCAGCGGCCTTCTCGGTCTTGGTGCCATCAAGGGTTTCCGGCAGGTTCATGAGCCTCACCATCTGGTCCTCAATATCCCGCCGGTCCTTGGTGGCCTTGGCCTCGCGAGCCTTGGCTTCAATCCAAAGGGTGGAGAGGTTGTCGAGGGAGGAGATCATTGGCTCCCCCCAATCTTCCCAATGATCGCCCCGAGGTCCGGTGCTTCCCAAGCGTCGAGCTTGCCCGAGCGGTCCTTGGCCAGCCAGAGACCATCGCTTTCGCACATGATCGCGCGCTGGGCGACACCATGTTCATCCCGCTCGACCCGAAGTGCCAGCACTTCATCGAACAGGTAGGGCAGGGCCTGCGTCAGTGACTTACCCGGCATCGACGGGTTGTAGAGCAGCCGACCCATTTCGTCTTGGCTTTTCTCCAGCTTGGCGCTGAAATAGACATGCTTGCCGGGCAGATCGCGGAAGGCACGGATAATATCGGTCATCTGCTCCGACAGTGCTCCGTAAGCCGCGCGAGCATCTTTATTTACCTTCTTCTCGTAATTCAGCACCACCTCGCCGATCTCGGAGATCGAGTCGAGCGCAATGGACTCAAAGCCCTTGGCCTCTTCCGAGCCAGACGCCCATTCAAACGCCTCGGTCAGATCAGCCATCGAGTTGATCTCGATATAGGGAAGGTTGCTGTCCTGGATCGACAGCAAGCCGCTCTCAGCCGAGAGAATAATCGGGTTGGGCAGAGTGCGGATCAGGGTGGTCTTGCCACCACCGGATGCGCCGTAAACAACAATTTTGACGCCGTTGGACGCAAACGCGCCTGTACGCTTAAGACTAATAGCCATCAATGTTACTCCGTCCCTGCGGTCGGGGTATCCGGTCGCGGGGTGAGGGCAAGCCTACATTTGTCCTTGCCAATGTCAAGAACATTATGTCACAAGGTCGCCGCTCCATAACGAGAGGCATAAGATGGCTGACCTTTCTAATATATTCGGCGGGCCTTGGTCGCCCCCATCTAAGATTGAAGCTGAACCAGTAGAAGTCCAACTTATCAATGCTATGCAGGCTGCTGGTATCACGCCACCCGAGCATATCCAGATCGATGGCAAGCTCCATCGATTCCGGTCTGGCACACGCGGCACACCCGGCAAGGGTGATAAGTCGGGTTGGTACATTATCTTCGGTGATGGCGTCCCAGCCGGTCGTTTTGGCTGCTGGCGGGCCGGTGTCGAGGTAACTTTCCGGGCCGATATTGGCCGAAGCCTCACCGACGCTGAGCAGATGCTTCATGCCCGGCGACTCAGCGAGGCAGTCAGGCTGAGGGACGCAGAACTGAAGCGCCAGCGCGAAGTGGCGGCAGATACCGTCGAGACCATCTGGACCGGCGGCGCACTGGCAGATCCGTCGCATCCATACCTCACCAGGAAACGGATCGACGTTCACGGTGCCCGCGTAACCGGCGATGGGCGGCTCATGGTGCCGCTCTATAACCCCGACGGTCATATTGCCTCTCTCCAGTACATCGCCGAGGACGGGTCGAAGCTCTATCATTCAGGGGGCCAGACCGGCGGTTGCTACTGGATGCTGGGCACAATGGACGAACCCGGCACTCTCTATGTGGCCGAGGGCTTCGCCACTGCCGCCACCATCCATGAGATCATGGGACGGCCCTGTATTGTGGCCTACTCGGCTTCGAACTTGGTGCCAGTGACGGGTCATTTGCGGGAACGCTATGGCCCGATCCAAGAGATCGTCATTGTGGCGGATAACGATGCCAGCGGCACCGGCCAGAAATATGCCGATCAGGCCTCGGCCAAATACGGCGCACGGGCCATTACAATCCCGGTGCCGGGTGATGCCAACGATTATGTCAACGAGGGCCATGACCTCAAGATCCTGCTGCAGCCGCCAGTGACTGATTGGCTGGTCAATGCCAACGAGTTCTCGACCAAGCCCGCGCCGATCAAGTGGCTGGTCAAGCACTGGCTTCAGGACCGCGCCCTCATCATGGTCCACGGGCCGTCAGGCGGCGGTAAGACCTTTGTGGTGCTGGATTGGTGCATGCACATTGCGTCGAGCAAGACCGACTGGTTTGGGCACAAGGTTAATCACGGCACGGTCGTCTATCTTGCTGGTGAAGGCCACCACGGCATGCGGTCCCGTATCGCCGCGTGGAAGCAGCACCACGGGGTCGATTACCTCGACATGTGGGTCTCCAAGGCTGGCTGTGACCTCAATACCCCAGAGGGCTACAATCGGGTCGTGGAAGCCGTCAGGGCACTCCCCGAGCGTCCCAAGGCGATTGTGGTGGATACACTCCACCGCTTCCTCGCTGGCGACGAGAATAGCGCCCAGGACGCCAAAACCATGATTGATGCCTGCAACGCCCTCATGGTCGAGTTCGACTGCTCTGTGATCCTCGTTCACCACACCGGGGTCTCAGAAGAGGCCCAGCACCGGGCGCGTGGCTCCTCGGCATGGAAGGGCGCGCTGGAAATTGAGATATCAATTGTCCCGGCCAAGAACGATGGACCGATGCAGATCGTCCAGCGCAAGTCGAAGGATGCCGAAGAAGCCAAGCCGGTTTACGCCGATCTTTCCATTGTCCATATCAATGGGTGGTTCGACGAGGACGGTGAGCCAGTTGGATCCGCCGTGCTGACACAGGCTGAGCCGCCGGTCGAGCGTAAGAAGGACTCGAAGCTCGAATCGTATAAGAAGATGCTCGGAGAGATCTGGTTTGGGGCTGACGCCGAGATGGTGGATGGCCTGCCATACGTCTCCAAGTCGGTGCTGGCAGAGCAGCTTCGGGCCAAGCTGAATGTGTCCGAGGCAACCGTAAAACAGCACCTCAAGCCGAGTGAGCATGACCGCTTTATCGGCATCCTGACAGTGGCTCAAATCGTCGAACCATATGGTCATGGATGGGTCATAATTTGCCCTGAAATGGGGTCGCAAATGGCCCTTCGGCGGCAAGAGCGATATTAGAGGCCGGTACTCCCGGTACTTTTTGGTACTTTTTGAAAAAGTACCGAAATAGGTGTTTAAAAACAAGGAGATGCAAATGCCGGTACTCCAGCGGTACTCTGACCGGGGGCAAGATTCGGGCCGGTACGGTACGGTACTCTCTCCCTATAGGGAGAGTACCAAAAGTACCGCCCAGATGCGGTCGCCCGGATTACGCCATTGGCTGTTTGTAAACTTCGGCTGGGATGTGTATGAATGGGGTGAAGATGAGATTAGGTTTTAGGAGTAGGTGACATGGGTAAGCGATCAGACTTTGAACGACGCGAACGGGACTTCTATCCCACGCCCTATGAGGCGGTGGTGCCGTTGCTGGACCACCTGATGCCAAGGACGCTCTTCGTGGAGCCTTGTGCTGGTGATGGTGTGCTGGTGAGCCATCTGCATAGGCATGGGCACCATTGCGTCTCGGCGAGCGACATTGAGCCGCAGGATCCGTCCGTGAAGGCGCTGGATGTGTTCAACGCTCAGATCGGACAGGGGCAGTGTTTTATCACCAACCCGCCTTGGGACCGGAGCATCCTGCATCCGATCATCGAGCATCTGTCGAGCCAAGCGCCGACATGGTTGCTGTTTGACGCAGACTGGATGCACACCAAGCAGGCGGTGCCATATCTGGACCGGCTTGAGGCGATTGTGTCCGTGGGTCGCGTCAAGTGGATCGCAGGGTCAAAAATGACCGGCAAGGACAACTGCTGCTGGTATCTGTTTACCGAGACCCCCAACAACCACACCCAGTTCTACGGGAGGGAGGCATGATCGACTATGACTCTGAACCCGGCTCATGGGCTGAAGCGATTAGAATGAGGAATGAGATGGGAAACGACAACGTAAACCACCCAGCCCACTACCAGGGCAAGATTGAGGCTATTGACGCCATCACGGTGGCGGTCGAAGGGTTGGAGGGGATTGAGGCGGTATGCACGGCTAACGCCCTAAAGTACCTATGGCGCTGGAAGCGCAAAAATGGTATTGAGGATCTCCGCAAGGCACATTGGTATATCGAGAGATTGATCGGAAAGATTGAGAATGACCACTGAGACATGCCTGAACTGCCGGTTCTACCATGAGTCCCACGCGGGCACTCATGGCTATTGCAAAGCCTCGCCGCCAGTGTTCACCAATCTGGATGAGCAGGGTCGTCCACGGTTCTTCAACCCGGTGGTTGGGCCGAATAACTGGTGCGGGCTGTGGGAAGGTGAAGACTGATGTTGGCAATGAAGGTCGATATGCCCAACTTCGACCAGAAGATGCGTCAGTTTGCCGAGACGCCCGCACTTATCCAGAAGGCGGTGGTTGGCGCGCTGTCCGAAACGGTGGATGACCTCATTGCGCGCCAGCAAAGGGAAATGAAGCAGACCTTCAATAACCCAACGCCGTACATCCTGAAGGGCATCAAAGGTGCCTATCCCGGCGGGGGTGGGCCAGTACGTGGTTTTCGCAAGGGCCGCACTGGCGTAAACGTCACTCAAGCGGGCACCTACTTTGAGTTCTTCCCGGTCGGCAAGTCGCCAGAGGATATTGTCAAGCCGCATGTGTTTGGCGGCAGCCGCCAGCAGAAGCGCTCTGAGCGTCGCCTAGCCGGGCTTGGGCTGCTGCCGGGTAATGGCTTTAGTGTCATGGGCAGCGAGTACCCGAAAAACTCGTCTGGCGACATTTCTGGCGCTAGGTATACGCAAATGCTGCATCAGCTTGGCGGGCTGTCCGATATGGCGCGGCAGTCGATGCCCAAGAACCGGCAGAAGAACAGGGGCGGGACCAGCTACTTTGTGATCCGCCGTGGCGGTAGGCCGATTGCCATTGCTGAGCGTAACGGATCGAACACGCGAATTATGCTTGTCTTCGCCCGGAACGTCCAATATCAGAAGCGATATCAGTATTTTGAGGTTGGAGAAAAACAAGTTGCATATAGCCTGCCAACTCATTTTAATCGTATTCTGCAACGATACATGAGTAGGATGTAGACATAGGCAGCAATCTGCCATAAAACAAAAGGCGACCAAGGATTGCAGTCCCGGTCGCCCACACCAACGCGATGGAGCCGCGTCGATGAATGATCCATTCACTACATCAGACCAGAACCCTGTCAAGCCTTGCCGTAAATGCGGTGAGGCTGATCGCTATGCTTCCGGGCGCTGCAAAAAATGTCACAAGGCATGTGCAAAATCATCATATCAAAAACATAAAAACAGGCGTCTGTCTGCAAATAAGGCATGGATTGCTGAAAACAAGCAAAGACATAAAGAACTGCTTAAAAATTGGAGAAAGAATAATAGGGATGCCCATAGAAGTATGATTAAACAATGGGAGTTAAAAAACCCTAATAAGGTTAAGGAAAAATCCATTCGTTCTCGCAATGCAAGAAGGGCTAGGATTGCAAATACAAATGGAAGGCTGTCAAAAAATATAGTGTCCTCTCTTATGATGGCTCAAAACGGGCAATGCGTATATTGCCGATCAAAGTTTGGAAAATATCATTTAGACCACATTATTCCACTGGCTCTTGGAGGGGCTAACATTGATAGCAATGTTCAGCTACTATGCCCATCGTGTAATATGAGTAAGGGCGCAAAAGACCCGATTGAATTTGCTCAATTAAAAGGACTGTTGCTTTGAACGACAACGCCATACCAGAAGGCCCCAACCACGCAGCGGCCTTGGCGCTCCTGAACGATCTCATGCTGGTGCTGGGCAATGCGGCCAGCCAAGGGCTAGAACGCTACGGTGCCGATGGCGAGCCGATCTATGACTTTGGCTTTTGGTCTGATGAATGCGCCAAAGTGCTAGGGGTGGTACGGAAGGGTCCACTGGCCGCGTAAGGGTCCACCGAGGGGGTGGGGGTGCAATATAGGGGCGGTAGGGTCGTTAGGGGACGCTCTAGCGGCCCTAATTGTTTGTGCCACTGGTGATGGGCGCTCGACCAGGTTAAATGCTGGATCCTTGCGTCAGATCATGGTGGTGTGGCTGATCGAGGCGTCAGGCCCTGTTAGAAGTTTGGCGCGGTTTTTCCAACGGGGTGGCTCAAGCCAGGGGCAGGCAAGATCGGTCGTCATGCAGAATGACGCCGCGCATACGCAATCTCCCATAAATCGTATAGGGGAGTGACGGCGGCATCTTCGCCCATCCATCTCTCATAAATCGTATAGGGGGTGGCTTGGCCTATCCCCGGCCCGGCTCGCCAACCCCGCCCATCCCGCCAGCTTGTCCCATAAATCGTATGGGGGGTCATAAATCGTATGGGGGGTCCGGCGCTGCCGCTCGCCTCTATCGGCCAAGGGCGTTCAGCTTTTGACTTGGTTTTATGAACGGCCTCTAGTCCGTCCATGTTGCCTATTATATAGAGCCGCACCACGACATATTGACGTATTCGATTAGTTCCCCATCATTGACCTGTTTTTTTCATTAGACCACGCCATTCCGTCGTGCCTATAAGAGTGCATCACAAACGGAATGGAACTAGTCATGATCTCCATAGTCATTCAGAGCGATGCGGATTTCACCCCTAAGGGAAAGCGAGTGGCGCGCTATGTGCAAACCAATCGCGGCACGCAATTGCGCTGGTATGTCGGGGGTCGCCTCTATGTTAAGGGTGCTAACCCGGCATTGACTAGCGAATGGTTGGCTGGCGAAAATAGCATCAACCATATGCCGCAATCGTGGGACAATTTCTAATAGGAGTCTTTAGCATGAATACCGATCAAATCTGGAATTGCGAAGAAACTGTTGCGGAACTTTTAAACGTAAAAGTGCCGGCTTGGATTGAACAGGATATTCTTGTTTGCACTGTCGCATCCATTTGTAACGGCGGATGCGCAAGCGGCTCATATATGCCGGCGGTTACATACTGGCAGGCAAATGACATCATGGCAGAACATGGCGACGACGTACTTGATTACATCATGGAAGTGACTGGTGAGCTTCCATCCGTGCCCAAGTTTGAATCATGGCGCGGAATGGCGTGCCTGTTTCTTTCTTGCGCTGTTGAACTTTGGGCAAGTGACATCATGGGGCAGCTTGAAGATATGGAGTCTGAATAATGTTTATCGCAGAATATCGTGGCAAGATCATTTGGCGCAATGAAGTTAGCGGGATGTATTATAGCCTAGGGATTGGCGCTGCCGATACACTTAAGGGAATGCGGCAGCTTATTAGGGAGTCGATCTAATGAGTGCTCTGGAAACTTTAATGGCAGCAAGAGATGCCGCCTATCGTGCAATGGTTGCCGCCGACGACGCGTGGTTTGATGCAATCATTCGCACCTATGGGGAAAAGAATGCCAGCACGTTTCGATATACTAGCAAGGGTGTCGCAACATCCGAATTGGAGTCGCTGCACTCGATCTATCGCAATACAAGAGACCACTACATCGCATCGCAGGATGCCTATCTAAAGGCTAAGGATTGGGGGCAATTCGCATGAATCCGCAACAGGTCAAAGCATGGCGACAGAATAAGGGAATGACTCAAGAGCAAGCTGCCGAATGGCTAGGCATAAGCTGGCGACAGTTCCAACGCCTAGAGTCTGGCGATAGCAAAGTTTCCGGCCCTATCGCGCGACTCTTATATGTTGACGCGCCGCTATGACGTGCTAAGGGTGAGTCGTCATTAAGCAATGGAGTTTAACATGAAACAGTTTCTCGGCGCATTCGTCGGAGTTCTTGCCGCTATCGGGCTAGTGAATGTTTTCTTTCCTGCCCCTAACCTGGTTGGTTATGGCTGTGAGGGTGCAAGCGCCCCCATATACGCATATGAGGAATCAGACTTTCCCGTATGTGTGAAGATAGAGACGCGTTAACAGATAGCAGCTTGCCACACATAGGGCCGCCATTGCGCGGCCCTTTTCTTTTGGCTTGCCTGCCCTTTCCTATGTGCTAGGCTGGCCCTCTCAATATAGGAGTCTAGGTCTATGGAAATCCGAGTCACGCTATCGCATGAGCAAAGCAAGGCCATTGCCGCAAAGCTGGAACAGGCCCGCGCATTGACGCAAGAAATCGAGCGACTCAAGCTGGCCATGGCAAGGCGCGACTAGCAGGCTCTCACCTCTATCAGACTCAAGGGCTGGCCTTAGGGCTGGCCCTTTTTGTTTGTTCGCATGGCGCTTCCCATATCGCCGCGCCAAGCGCCCTAGCAGCGCGCCCATTGCTGGC